GATTTTAGTTTCATCATTTTCTCAAAGTAATGATTTTAAAGTAGCTATTAATTCTTCTTTGGTCATTTTGTTATTTTAAACTTGAATAAATTAGATACTGTCATATATTAATAACAGATTTTATAATATAGCTTATAAATCATGATAGAATTCTTTGGAGATCTTGCCCTAGATTTTGCGGTATGTATTACGGAACCTTTAGAGCCATTTTTTGATTATCTTTATTTTAAGTATTGAGTAATTACCCAAAATATTGCTGTTACAATTCGGATTTATTTAGTTCTTTTTATTATAGTTTTCATTATATCATTTCTAATATGTTATTTGGTATATCATTCAAAAAAATTGGTACATCCAGTAAAAAAATCCATAAAGAAATCATTAATTTATTCATTAATAGTAGTTGCATTTATTATCGTGGTCACCTTTGTTATTAATAGTGCTTGTCTCTATGATACTATGTTTTGTTATGACCGAAATATTTAATATCATAATATTATTTTCTTCCTTTCTTGTTAGGTTTTAAAGCTTTATTTTTGATATTAGTAAAATCTTTAATCTGATTTATAATTGAAGGTTTTTCCAAAGGTTTTAGATATTTTGGACCATAGGCATTTCCTAATCTTTCATCTAAATGAACAATTTCTCATGCTTTATGACCTTCAATTTTTCATTTGAGAACTTGATATTTCATTTAATTGATAATTATAAGCTAAAAGAGGGACAAAAGTCCCTCATATTATTCTCCATCAGTTTCAGTTGGAGTTTCTGGATCTGTAGGAGTTTCTGTAGGAGTTTCAGATTCAGTTGTAGTGGCATTACTAGAAGCCGTTTTAATTACTGAAAATGCTTCATCAACTAATGATAATCAGCAAACTCTGGCTGATGCTTTAAGAGATTTGATATCTTTTTCCCAATCTCATGATTTATATCACATCTCAAAAGTAAATCATCTTTTGATTCAGATATTGAAGAATTTTAATGATCCAAACACTATAAATGGAGTATCAGAACCAATAGATCATGAAGGCATAACATCAGTTAATTCTACAGGGTAACCTAAAAGATATCCCTTTTCTCCATTATCTAATGTTCTGTATAAAGGTCTTCAATCTAAATCTTTGAGCTTCTCAATTACAGCTATGGCATCTTGAGACATATACCATTTTGGTTTATGATTTCTCTTATACTTTAAATCAATTTTCCTTGTAGCATCGATTAAAGCATCATGATTAAGAGTATTAATGCCTCCTGTTAATGTGATAACATTAACATTATCTAAGTTAGTGATTCCTTTTATCTCAGAATTATTAGCAGAATCACCAGTTCCTAATAATACTTCAGTATCAAGGAACTTAGCAAAAGCTTCTGCAAATTCTAACTGAGCAGCTGCCCATATTTCATCAGAATCAGCTTCATCTTCTATTAATTCATAAGTAGAAGAAAGGATTGCACCAACTTTTTTAGCAATCATTTGAACTCTATCATAAGTCATAGCTGTATCCTGATAAGCTTGAGCTTGATCTGTATAGAATACTTGAACTCAATCTACTCTTTTAGTGAAATATTTAGTATCAGATTTCATTCTTTGAACATTACAATCTTTCCAGATTCCATATTCTCACATGATTCTAAAAACTCACTTTTCAAATTCAGGATGAACAAGGTAACCTCAATCCTGAGCAGTACCTGTATTCATAGCTTTGATTCATGAAAGGTCTCAATTTTTTAAACCTTTAAGAGCATTAACAAAAAGCTCTTTAGTTTCAGTTAAATCTTCATCTTTAGAAGATCAGAATTTAGCTTTTTCTACTAATTCTTTTAATTGAGATTTAATCTCTTTAATATCAGCATTTTCTGATAGATTAATCTCTTTGAGTCTTGCCTCAACTGCAGCATCAACTGCCTCAGGTACTCAATCTTCAAGAGATTTAGCAATTAAATCTGCAATTTGGTTTAATTGTTCTGGTGTCATTACTATAATAAACAATAAATAAAAAGCATAGAAAAGCCCCGCTTGCAACCTATAGGCTTTTCTTGAATGCAGCTAATCACTGATTAACAGTCCTTGCTACATTTTGTAAAGTTTCTTTTGCTAAGATATTAGCATCAGATAGCTTTTTAGTATTGCCATCTACTAAAATTTCTAAGAGAGCTTTAATATCATTGAGTGTATTTAGTATTTCTTTATTTGATGTTGAAACTTCTCAGGAATTATCTATATTATCATCCGACAAATCACTGGAGTTTTCAGCTTTCTTCGTACCTGAAAATGAAGGTGATTTTTCTAATAATCCGTTTTCTTCTAATAGCTGTTTCTGATCCAATGAAAGAGCATTAGGATTACATGGAACAGCAACAAAAGATAATTCTAAAAGCTCAGCACTTGTAATAATTCTCTTATTTGATTCATCTCTTGATTTAGGAATAAATCAAACACTAACAGTTTTTACCATTCATTCATCATAGAGATCAGCTAATAATTTTCATAAAGGGTTAGATTCTGAAAATACTCATTCTATGATTAACTGATTATCCATTACATAAATAGAAGTGGCTTTACCTACGATGTTTTCGATCTTATAAACATGATTAGCAATGATAACAGGATTTTTCATAAAGTTCTTATAATCCCATCAATTAGCTTTTATTATTTCTCATGCTCTATCAGAATCTTCTGTAGAAGCAACAACTCTGAATCTTCTTCATTTATTAACTTCTTTTAAATCAAATGAAGAAATCAGATTTTTTAATTCATTTATTTGATTCTCTGTTAATAGCATTGGTATAAAGTTAATGATAAAATTAGTAACTCTCTTGAGTATTCTTTAAATAAATCTCTATAGCTTTATGAGTTCTTACATCATAATGACCTTTAAAGGTTATTGATTGCTTAGTAACATCATCAATAGTAAAGGCAGGAGTCCAATCAGTTATTTTTATCTTTGATAAATCTAACATGAATGTTGGATAATTATCAGCTCATTCATATGGATGCTTTGTATCCTCAGCCAATAATCTTAAAGCTTTTGGAGTACCATTTAAGAAATAGTCTTTGTAAGTATTATTCTCAAATAACATCTCCATAGATCATTCAATAGAGAATGATGAATTTATATAATCTATCGGATCTATACTTGATAAACATTCAATATCTTTAATTTCTTTTTTGATAGAAATAGTGATAGATTGAAGACAAATATTATCAGCATTATCTAATCATTCTACATTATCTGCTAAGAATACTTTTAGCATACTTGCTACGAATCATGATTCATCAGTATAACTAACAATATGAGTTGAATTTTCTCATTTTTTAGATTTTAAATTGATAGATACTGTAAATTTTCATCAAACCTCAGCCGTAAAATCCATAGATTCTATCATTGCTAAAGGATAGGATGAAGAAGAAATAGGAGTAAAACATCAAACAGTTAAAGTTGGATGTGTATTAGATTCTAATAGAGAAAAATTATGTTCATAAACTCCATTATCTCAATCAGATGATACAGATCATAGTAATGCTTTTAAGAAAAATCAGATTCAATTCGGATAAACTTGTCCTCAAATAGTTCATTCTGCCCATTGTTTAGTTACTTCTGAATTAATAGAATCAACTATTGTATCAACTACTCATGAATCAGATTCTACATTAGCTTTATCAGAAAATGTATTATCAGTTCGTGGAAATCGGTATTGAATAGGTAGCTTTTTTTCTCCTCTTGTAGTTTCCAAAGCTACTCAGATTCAGACTTTTTTTCATGTGAATGGCATAAATCAATCAGTTATGATATAAATTTATACTCTTACTATCATGTTATTAAGTAAAAAATCAAAAATCTGGGTATAAATCACTCCGATTTAGTAGGACTTTTTTATTTTTTTAGATTTATATGCTTCATTCATTACAGCTTTAGCCATGTGATCGTATTTGTAATAAGCAGATTCTGATACTAAGAATAAGTACTTTTTAACTATTCTTTTTGGCTGATTGAGTGTGTATTTGAAGTAAATAAAGCACTGAATTTTAAATGGTTGTGAATAAAATAATTCCATTTTTCCTAATGGCCATCATTTTGGAGGAGTGGGTTCTCGATATTCAGGATGTTTGAACATTAGGTTCATTATATGAAATAAATATTCACATCAGGTAAATCTTTTAGGGCAAATAATAAGGAATCAATTCTATCATCATGTTCTCAGTTTGGAAATATGAGTAGTTCATCAACTAATTCTTCAGTAGTTTTTGGATAGAAATAAACTCTATGATTTTCAAATAATATCTGTTTTTCCATTAGTCTTGTTCTCTTATCTTTTGATGTTTTGATTTCTTCTACAGCTAATCACATATTCTGAAATACTGTTTTTAATACAGCTTGATATGCTACAGTTTCAACTACAACTAAATTAGCATTTCGTTTTTGATAAAGGGATTTTACAACACTTGTAGCCCTTCAGATATCCTTATCTTTCCCATTTAATGCTACACATTCTAATACATACCTTCTTTCTCATAAATATCATACAACTGAAATAGCAAAATTATCTGCTCATTCTTTAGTAGATATTGCAGGATCTACTCAAATAACGATCCTATCAAAAGTATATGATAAGCAGTTGCTATCATATTGAATCATATCTCTTGTTATGATATGTTGCCCCAATACATAAGGAATCAGCATATAATTCTGATTAAAAGATATCGTTCATAATCTTCTTTTTTCAGTTTCTAATGATGTATATTTCTTATTACTTTCCTTGATTCATACATTTAATTTTAATGCTTCTTCATCAGTTGCTACAAATCTATCCCAAACAATTTTATCATTATCATAAATTGGAATCCTAATTGATAGCCAATTCTTATCGTTCTTTATGTGTTCTCTAAATCTGGGAACTAATCAATCTTCATAGATTGTATTTCAAAGAAATATCATTTGAGTTGCTGATGTAGTTCATCAAAGAACTTCATTTAATAAGAATTCAAAGTTTTTATCTATCTTTTTTTTGCTTTGACATGATGCTATTGTATCAACATCATCAAAGACCAGTAAGTCTGGTCTAAATTTTCAATCAGAAGCAGTAAAATTTTTTCATCTGGGAGATGTTCATAATGACATAGCTCTAACGTAACATTCATTTTCAGTAACGAACTTATCTACTCTTTTCATCTTTTTTTGCCCCTGTTTTATAATCGTTTCAGGGTAATAAAGATTTCAATAATCTCTAACAAATCTTCATCATGATTCTGTATCTCAAATAAATGAGTTAGCAATGTATGTTAAATTTTCAGTAGCATTATCAATTGTTTGAGAATACCACATTATATTTCTTCTAAATTTATTGGCTATGCACCATGCCACATACATTTGAGTAATAGTTGTTTTTGCACATCATCTGAATCATTCAATAAAAACATTTTTTCATTCTTCTAAAGCATCATAGATTTTTATCAAACATTCAGGAGTGGTAAAAGTGAAATATTCTCTAAAATAGTTACGGCAAAATCAAAAGAAATCTTTGCTGTAATAATATTTCCTTGCTATTGGATTATATTTGATAAGCTCATTTATTTTCATTTCTTTTCTTTGAAATATTCATCAATTAAATCTTTATCATCCTGATTAAGCTCTTGTCTTTCTTCATTGATGTTTTCATTTCTTGAATATGTATTAGGTAATCACATTTCAGTACGCAGTATTCTGATAATTCTTTCTGAATCAGCCATTGATAATTTATCCTCCATCATCACATTAATTGCTTTAATAACTGCATTTTTTTTAGCCTTAGATAATTGATCCATAGGAATTTCTAATTCCTTAGCTTGTTTTTTTAGAGCATTCTCTAAGGCTCTTTGTGTAATCTTTTGATTATATTCCTGTTTTTCTTTTGTCCATCATCTTGTATGCTTAGCAACTCAGCCTGTTGTATAATTCACTCATAATTCACTCAAAAATCACTTAACATCATCAAAATCAGACTGAAAGAATTCCAGCTTTAGCTTTGCCCAATCATATTTCTTTTTAGTCATGATTATTTGTAATTAGTATATCATAAATCACTTAAATCATTTTTTAATGTTTCTAATTGTTCTTCATCATCTACATAAACAGTTACACTTAGTTTCTTTTCCTTTTCTTTTCATTCAAATTCATCTGGATCAAATTCAGGCACATCAAACTCAGGGAATAAATCATGAATAGATAATTCTAAATCTCAAAAATTAAATTCTCATAAAGAATCTAATTCCATTTTTAGATTTGCTAAATCATATTCTGATTCATTAAGCTTATTATCCAATATCCTTAATTTCTGAATTTGCTTATCTGATAATTCATCCAATATTACACATGGAACTTTTTCTAATCATAATTTTTTGGCTGATTCTAATCT